CGCTGATAGGTAGAAAGCATATTGTCAGCATCGGATAATGCTTTTTGACCAGCGTCCCTAAGCATTTTTCCTTCTACTGTAGAACTTCCGCCTTTATCATTACTTTGGCGTATCAAATTAAAACCTTCATTTCTTTTAGAACGATATTTCTGTAAATATTCTTTGGCTGGCACTGATTTTTCTGGCGTAACACCTAATTGCTTAGATGCTTTTTCAAATAATTTTGCAAACTCAGCATCAGTAGCATTGGGAGCCATTGCTCTCAAGTCTTTTTCCAACTGAACCAATTCAGGGTTTTCATTTAATGGAATATTATAATCCTTTGAGGCTTCTCCAATATCCCTATATTCTTTATCGATTCCTTTTTCGACTTCATTTTGCTTTTCAAAAATAATCTTAGCAACGCGTGCATTATGTGCGCTACCTTCCCCAAGCATTCTGTTTAATTTAAATTCATTCGATGTTAATTGTTTTTCAGTTTCTGCTAATTGCTTTTCAGATTCTGCAAATATCTTTTCTGCTTGTGGCAAATGTGAAATATCAGGCGCTTGTTCTATTTGCTGATTCAATTCTTGCAAAGCTTCCTGATTATTTCTAATCTTGTTATTCAAAGCAAAAGATGAAGCATGGCCAGTTTCATATTTAATATTTTCTAGGTTTTGCTGCGCTTCTTGTGCTTTTTGAGCTTGCTCTTGCTGTGCAGCTAATGCTTGTTGTTGTTGCGCTAATTCTTGCTGTGCTATTTCTTGCTGTTTAGCAAAGGCTTGCTGTTCAGCCTCTATGCCTTCTTCTTGAATTCTAAACTTTTCATTTTGAATGTTTTCAAATTCAGAAGGATGATTAGCCGTAGCTTGTGCTTGAAGTTCTTCGGCTTTTTGCAATGCTTGGGCAGATTCGGCGGCTTGCTCTTGAGCTGTTTTTATACTTTCTTCATAAGTGGGAAGCTTGGCTTGTAATTCATTTACATTGGCTTTTAATTCGTCTCCATAGGTATTACCTTCGGATTTTAATTCATTTAATATTTTTCTATTTTGAAATTCTTTTTTAAGACCGCCAACGGCCTCGCCTGTCTTTTGAGCGGCCTTACCCAAGAGAGCGCCAGCAAAGGGATTTTCTCCCTCAATACCTGCAATAGCTCCGGTAGTTGTTGCGGGAGCTGCTGCCAATTGATTTCTTAGCAAAATAAACGGTGCTAAACCATGCGCAAACTGTTCACCTTCTGTTGTTTTTCCTAAAAACTTCTCCATCAATCCCGTTTCAGGAAGTTGCATTTTTTTGCCATACTGATGAGCTTCAGGAGAAACTATTGCTTTCTCACCAAGATATTCAACCCCTCGGCCAGGCTGATTTAATACTTTTCTTATAAAGTCTGGGAATCCAATAGCTACAGATGCTGCAATTCTAGGATTTATTTTCCCTGGCTGTACTTCATTTTGACCAACTTCAAGCGCAAGATTTCCCGCGCCCTGTATTAATCCTGGGATAGATCGCAATGCTTCTGGGATAGCGCCCATGGCTAAGCGACCAACATCACCCCCAACAGATCCCCACCCTTGTGGCTTATAAGGAGCTTCTTGATTAGCTGCCCCTTGATTCCCTTCCAGCTCTGCTAAGATAGCCGGATCTGTAACGCGACTGCTTTTTTGTGGCGTTTCAAGCTCAGCTAATAATGTAGGATCGGTTATTTTGGCCATTACTTAATCATCTCGTCATGCCATCCATCAGCATATTTATAATAAGTTTTACCATTAATAGTTTTTGTTTCTTCAGGTTCATTACCTTCTGATTTTCCTGCTTTTCCGCTTTGTAAATCTTTTAGGCGCTTTTCAGCAATATCTAATCCTTTTTTGGCACTTTCTTTTAATTGCAATACTTTACCTTTTGCAATGCTGTAATCTTCATTGAATCCTGGTTTATTTTTTTCAGCCATCTGCAAGCCTGTTTGAAGACCCCTAGAAGAGTATTCATTGGATTGTTTGCCTACTAATTTCCCCGTGATATCTTGTATGCGACCATAATCTTCACCCTTTGCGTAATATTTTCTTAAGCCACCCTGTATTTCTCCAAGTTTTCCAGGGACAACATTTCCCCACCATTCTTTTTCATGGCCTTTATTTTTTTCATACAATTTTTCTAACTGTTCAATTAATTCATAATCTTTTTTAGCCTTCGGCAATTCTTCTTCTAATTTTTGACGTTCAATCACATGGCGTTTATTTGTTTCTTGCTGTTCTTTCTTTTTGGTTTCAAGTTCAGCTTTTTGCTCTGGGCTTGCACCTGTTCTTGTCGCTGTTAATTTACCGCTAGGCCATCTTTCATATTGAACGCCATCAACGACAGTGGGCGTCACACCTGGAATTCCCATCAATCCAGCTACATTATCAAGCCGTTCTTTTCCAGGCTGAGCAGGTCTTATGGTGACTGTTTCGCCTGGTTTTAAATCTGCTGGATCGATAAATCCTGAAGACTGAGCCACTTCCTGTTTAATTTGCTCTGGCGTTACGGTTTGCTGTGCTGGCTGTGCAGGTGGTTGTGCTTGTTGCGGATATGGAACATTAGACCGTTGTTGATGTGGTTGACCTTGAGGAGCCATTCCCATAGGAGCTTGCTGCATAGGCGCACTTCTTTGGCCCATAGGCATTTGCATATTTTGCGCTTGCATTGGTGGGTTCATAATGCCTTGAGGCTGAACAGGAGGAGACATAATGTTGGATTGCTGTCCAGGCATAGACATTTGTCCACCGTTTGGATCTAACAAATTAGCAAACATCATATCCTTTTTAGCTTGAGCTAAATGGCTCATACCTTGAGCATATAAATTTTGTGCTTGATAAGGTGTTATCTGGTGTTGGTCTATTAAATGTTGAATTTGATAAGGCAATAAAGCGGCAGCCTGCTCTAATTGTTTCATCTGTATGCCAATAGTATCTTGATGATGCATATGCTGTTGCGCTAATTGTTTTTCATTAAAACCTAAAGTTTGGTTAAATTGCTGACCTTGTTGGTGCATTTTCCCAAGATTTATCCCATGCCCCATCATTTGTTGCCATAAACCTGTGCCTTGCTCCACCCCTCTTTGAAGAGCCTCTGCGCCGCCAGTATAATTTGGGATATTTAATGGCATTACTGGCCCCCAGTTGTTGACCAAGCTTTGGACATATTGTTCATAGCGTTAGCGCCTTGCTGTGCTCCATATAAATTGGCACCTGCACCCAATAATTTACCAAATAATTCACCGGGAGCATTTACTTGATTAAATTTCATCTGAGCGGAGTTTTGCCCCATATTGGTAGCATTATTGCTCAACTGATTACCTGCATTAGCGCCGACTCCATAGATGTCTTGAGCTAATCCCGCACCTTGCAGGTATTGCTGAATCATCTGCTCGATGTATCTTTGTTGGTCTTCAGCGCCTATTTGATTTGTACCGGCTTGAATGGCTTGCAATGCGGGTGATGAACCACTGAGGCCCATTGAGCTAGCTGCTCGATTGCCTTGATTCATGGCGCGTTCCTGGGCCATCGTAGCCGCATCACTTTGCTGATAATCCTGAAGCCATCTATCATGAAGCCCAGAGGGGTTAAGCAAGTCTTGCATTGCCTCATTAAGATGCCCATAAGCCTCTTCACCATGCTGCTGATAAGGCTGTAAATAGTTTTGCCCTTGCTGATAATACTTATCAAGCTGCTCTTGGCCTTTTTTATAGCCCTTCCCAGGGTTGAGAAAGCTTGAGAACATATCAAATAAACCCATAATAATTCCTTAAGGAAACGCTGTCGTTGAAAATTGAACTAGAGCGCCCGATATTCGACCCACATAACATGGTGGGATATGGTCTGTGCAATAAATGAGCACGCCATCACTTAAAAGGCCCGCAGTGTTTAATGTGATGATTTGTGCCTGCGTTAAAGTGACAGGGCCGTAGGGCGTTCCAATCCCATTAAACTGATTCTGTATATCTATAATGATTTCGTTCAGTGAATCAACTGTAGTTGATACCCATGAATTGAATGAAAATGAGAAATCATCATCTTGCAATGGGGCAGCGTCAATCCTATCCAAGAATAAAGGCATTAGTTTGCGCCTCCGCTTGCCCTGCGTCTTGAGTGAACCGCGCCAAGTATGACAATAGGTGCCGAACTCACACAGATGAGCTTGTAAACCCTGTTTCTTGAAGTTCCCATCTCATACCATCGCATAATCCAGCGATATTCGCCTAACGGCGAGAATTCTCTTAAATCATAGGATTCAAACGTTACGCCGCCATCATCGGAGGCATAAAGGGCTATATAAGGCTTAAATAGCGCATTGTAATGATTATCACTAAAGCCAGGGGTATTACCATCTTCGGTGATAACAAAAATTGGATCGCCGGTCGTCCCCGCATCCTCTGTGATAACAAATGTTGGGCAATCGGGGTTACTATCTTCAGTAATGATAAATACTGTATTATCAAATGGCGCATTGTTTTTATAAAATGTCTTGTCACCAAATACAAAGTCAATTTGCACGTAATCTGTAATGAACTCAGAATAATCGGGTTCAAATATTTGTTGCGTGATAAGCTCGTAGCGCATCGGATATTTAGTGAATGCGTTCACATCTTGCGGATTAGTATTAGGTGTAATTAATTCATTATGATAAATATTACCAGCCATCTCGTATATTGCATTATCACCCATTACAGTAACAAGATGCTTATTAATGAAAAATACATGCTTTTGAATGCGGTTTCTTTCACCATTTAATTCAATCACTCTCCCCCATTTTTGAGTAGAGAAATTGAACTCAAGGGCACTTGCTGAATCTTGAATATCTAACTGAAGATAATTTAAATAAGAACCAGCAGATACTCGGTAAAATATCGTATTTTCATATTGATATAAGAAGCCATTAACCGGCCCAGAAATGAAGGGGCTAACCCCATCAATGGTATCACTGGAATTTTGTAATAAAACATTAATAGCCTGTGTTGATATCGGCGTAGGTTGCTGACCATTTGAAGTCATAAATGTGCGCAATCCCGTAGAATTCTTGGCAAGCCAAGTCATCATGCCAAAATCAATGCTTAATGATAATGGATCTGCAATCCCGTAATCCCAATTATAAGAAGAGCTTAGTTTAAATGGAAAATCTCTGGTTACGCCGCCTGACGTTATCTGTGTTGGAATATTGGACCAGATATCTGTCGTAAAATCACAGAAAATATAAAGCTGGTTATGTAATACACCCATTTGCCCTATAACGCCTGACGCCCTATTGAATATAGGAGCACCATTTTCCGTGAAACAAGTTGCAGGATTTAATGGAACACCGCCAAGATTCACCGCTGAAACACCATAATTAGGAGTGTTAGCGCTACTAACGACGAAACTATTACCAAATGTGGCTATATACAAAGGATTAACGGGCAAATTAGAGTCTGTCACTTTCACAAATGTCACAGTAATGATAAACATACTTGTGCCGGTCGTTAGGCCGACATAGGTCACATTTCCCACAGGAAGATAAGCAAACCAGCAAGTTGAACCAAGTGGAATACTGCCAACAAAAATTTGATTCAAAAATTGGTCAATTTGAATAACACTTGTGCCATCTATAACATAAATGAAATTTACAGATTTAAATACTTTGGATGGCTCGGTATTGAATATGAGTTTGTTTTGACCAAAGCCATCAGTTATATGTTGTCTTCCCATGCAAGGGTAGAGAGCTTGGCCATTCTTGCCATCAGGCATGGAGATAGAATACCAATTAGCGCAGTCCATTGAACCCGCAGAAATAAATCGCTGTCTGTCAAAAAAGCAGAAGATTGGAAGTAACTCTGTAGGTGGAAATTCTTTGAATGCCATTATTCTGCCCACCGAGTTTTTGCCAGAACATGCTTAATTGTTCCGATAGCAACATTATATTTAACGGCCAGATCCTCAATAGATTCGGTTAAAGATTCTCTTCTAATCGATCTCGCCTTGTCCATTGATAATTTAATTCCTTTTCTATTTCTGGCTTGATCTTTGGAATCTGACCATTTGCAGTTATTTGGTTCATAGTTTTTATTATTATCTATGCGATCAATGGATAAATTATCATTGTATCCATTTTTTAGAGACCATTCGCAAAATAAATCAGGCTTTTCAAGCCATTCATTACAAATTTTAATTCCTTTTTCGCCATAATTATGGAAATTATTATCTTTTTTATAATAACAACGCGCTCTCATGCATTTGAAAATTTGAACTAATCTAGGATGAGATCTTCTGTAAGAGCATTCCATTTCTTCCGGGCGCAAACACCCGCAATGCTTTCTATTTTTTAAATAATAAGCATCCATTATTTTTTCTTGGTTGCACTCTTTGCATATAACCAAGGCTTTTCTTGTTTTTCCTTTCTCTCTTCCAAGATCTTTCAAAATCTTAAATCCGTTGATTTCGCTTGGCAAAGAATAATGATGTGATGAAGGAAGACATCCGCAGCTTTTCTTTCTTCTAAGATCCGATATATCGGTTTTAAATTCTTTTAGGCATCCCTTGCAAATAACATCAACCTGCCTTCTTTTGTTTGAACGACCATAATCTTTTATTATTTTAAAACCATTGATCTCACCAGATGATATATCTATTAACTTAACCATCGTTTCCTCTTTCATTTTAAAAAGAGAAATTATAACACCACACCGACTTGCGTCTAAATCTATGCGGCCATTTATGGTATAAGTTAATTGACTCACACGCCAGCCCTCACTCGCCATGAGCCATTCAACAAACTCTCTTCATCGCCAACAATAGCTAAATCTACCTCAGAATTAGCCTGTATAATCTTAACGGCCTTCATCAATTCATCTTCTAACATTGGCGTCCAGGCTGCCATCCTGCCTTTAAACATGGCTAAGTCTTTAGCTACGGCAAATAGGAAGTATCGATTGTAATAGCCTGGCAATGTCAGCATCGTGTCATCGGTGGACATATAAGGAGGCAATTGAAATTTTCCCCTAATGAAAAACTGAAAGAACTGGCTGGGTGATGGATATATTCTAAATGAAACGCTTTGCACATCAGGAAAAGGAATAATAAATCTTGGCAAACCAGACAATGGTTGGTATTTAAATGCCGAATGCCACTGGTCTTGCGTCTTGAATACTAGCGGATAATCCACGCCCATTAAGTTTAACCATGCACTTTCCCAATTTGCCATGCGTCCTATGCTGATATCATACAAAGGAGGCGTAGGCGGCACCGTAACGGGTGGGGGAGGGCCTGCAGTTACAAATTCTTGGCCGACTGTTAGCGCTACGGTTTGCGTTGACGCAATCGTCATCATAAGGCCATCAGCGGCATACGATGTTAGCAAGTCGTTGAGTCTTCTCAATCCAAAAGATAAATCATTCCCGTGCAATGGTTGTGTAGGATTGCTAGGGTTTATCAGTCGATAACTATCGTCAAGGAATTGCTTAATGGTGGTCATTATTTATTGCCTTTTTCATAAGGCTTTTTAGTCGGAACTGCATTCTTTGTCGAAAACCACGAGCCCGAAGAGATATTTTTTTCATATTCTTCCCATGATTCAACAAGTTTTTGAACGCCACCAAAACCATAGATGAAAGCTCTAAAGCCATCTTTAGGAATAGTTCGACCTTGATATATTACGTGTTCGCCGGTCATAAGTGCTCCTTAGTTTAAAAAACTCCCGCACGTTGCGTACCATGCGGGAGAAACGTTGAGAGCGTTTTAAGACATCATTCTTACAGCGAACTCAGGGTTGATTGTGCAACCCGCAAGAACGTCAACACGATCTAATTGTTGGTAGTTACGAATATCAGCGCCTAAAGTTGCAGTTAATGCCAACTTGTAGAGGTCTGAGTAAGAGGTAACCGCTTCCACGCCGCCTTTGAGTTCTTTAATTGGAGGCGCTGCAAACACGATTGCCTGAGTATGAAACATCAAGGAAACGTTATGTGATTGAGCCATATATAACTGCGCACCGTTAGGGATAGCGGCAGAGATATTTTGCTCAGCGCCGGTTGTTACAACGCTTGGGCTAACAGTTACAGTTGCAGTGCCACCGGCACTAGATGCTGCTACCGCGGTTACAACAAATTGTGCTGTGGTTGTTAATGGTTGGTAGGTTAAAGGATTAACCATGAACACATTAGAAGCCGCTGCGATAGTAACGATGTCACCAACGTTGAATGCAATTGCTTGTGAAGCAATCAAGCCTGTTACAGCAAAAGTAGTTGTGCCGATACCTGTTAAATTGCCATTACCAGCCGCAATAGGACCATTGGTGATAGTTCCAGCGAGTTGATAACCCGCGGGAGCGCCTGCGCCTGTTTCACCTGCGCCTGCAACTTGGCGTACCAAAAAGTTAGTTTTGAAGAAGTCAAAACCACTTAAATGGCCGATAAATCCATCGATTAGCGCGCCCGTGTTGACAGTCATGTTGAACGCATTAAACAATGAGTTGTTCAAGCTTGATGCGGTACGCGGTGAAATAGCAGCATAACGTTTGCCATCTTCAGGGATAGCAAGTTCAGTCATGTAAGCGTCAGCGTCAAAGATGGTTGATTGGTCAATAGCTACGCCAGGTGTGCCAACTGCTTGATAGGTTTGCAATTGAAACTTGGTTGAACAGATGAACTTCTCAACTTTGTTACCAAGTGTTTTGGCGCGAGGAGCGTTGCACATTTCAAGATATGGTTCGTCACGTGCGCGATCGAAAGTTAATTCGAAAGTGTTGTAACCCAACATAACGTGAAATTGCTTTTCAATGGTGAGAGGTCTGATTATCTGAATACGAGCTTCTTCAACTGCTGTCGCGCCTTCACCACCTAGATATCTTTCTTCCAGGCGATAGTTGACTGTCTGACCTGTAGCGTATTTGAGATTTTTAAAATCGCCTTCGAGGTTTCTATTGGAAACACGAGCAAATGATAATGAGTTCCAGAATCTAATAAAAACGTCATTTAAGACATATTGCGTCACTTGGAACGTATTGAGTGCCATGGTATATTACCTTCTGATAAACAAATAACTACAAAGACTGAAAAATCAATCTTCATTCCTATCTGTCCAGCGGAAGACAATAAATTACACGCTTAAGTACATGCTCAATTGATGGTGATTGAGACTGGAAATACACATCAGTCTCAATATTAAGCCAAATTAATCTTCTTTTCTATAGAGAGGTCTTTATGTCTAATGAATATTCTAGTTGCTCAGATGAAATTTGTATTATTCCTGGATGTGACAGGCCGAGAGATAAAAAACAAAATAGACGTATTTGCCAACTTCACCGATCAAGAAAGAGTAAGTACAAAACTTATGAAATACCCCCCAAAGATCTTCCAGAAGGAATAATAAAGATATGCAAGACGCATGGGCCTCTAAACATAGATGAAATTAAATACAGATACAAAGATAAGCTTTGGGTTTCTTGTAAGTACTGCCTGAAAAGATGTGAAGATAGCTTTGTTGCGGTTCATGGCCATAAAAAAAGAAATGAGTATAAAAAAGATATTTTCGTCTGGAATGGAAAGATAAAGCTTCCTAAGAAATCTTATGAAGAAATGCTTCAAAAGCAAAATAATGTTTGCGCTATTTGCAATAATCCTGAATCAATGAAGTCTAATAATAAGGATGGCCCAAAAAAATTAGCAGTAGATCATTGCCATAATACAGGAATGATTCGCGGCCTCTTATGCCATAAATGCAATGTTTCGCTAGGATCAATGAATGATTCCATTGAAAGATTAGAGGCCGCGATTTCTTATCTTAAGAACTATCAGACTTAACGTCTACGAGAGGAAATACTAGCTAAGCGACTCTTTTTATCAGCCAGGAGCAAATCATCGAGCTCGTTGCCAGATGTCTGCTTAGGCTGAAATGCTGTCGTTGTATCAGTTTTCGTAGGGCTAATCGGCTTAGGTGCGCTGCTTACTTTCACTGATGCTTTCCTTAGTTTTTCGTCTAATCTGCCAATAGCAGCTGCTTGGGCGTACGGGCTTTTAATCTCTGCAATCTTAGCCAATTCATCAGGCATGCGCTTAGCAGCAGCGTAAAATAAGGCCGCTGGGTCGTTAATATCACTTGCAGCCATTACCATGGCATCAGTGACTTTTTTGCCAGCTAAGACAGCATGGTAGTCATCAAATTTCCTCATGCCAGATTGAAACTTTGTCCCTAGCTGCTGCATTTCTTCTTGTTGAACGGCAACCTGTAATGCCTCGGCCTTTCGTTGCTCACGCCTGTCGGCGGCTTGGTCGAAGAATTGTTCTAACTGTTGCTGCCAATCCTGCGTTGAGTTTTCATCGTACTGAAAGCCTTGCTGTGCAGCCTGTTGTTGCTGTTGCTGAGTAGGTTGCTGTTGGTTGTTACGCTCAAACCTTGCTACACGCTCACGCATAAGGCGGTTAGCATATTCATCCATCTCAGCTTTTGTGTAGGTTTTTGGCGCTTCAGTCTCTAGTCCGTATTCATTGGTCGAATCTGGACTATGAGCTTTCTCTAATCCATTTTCGGTGGCGTCCCCGTATTCGTTGGTCTCTGGCTTTTCTGGCTTTGATGCTGGCTTAATAGGGACATCAACAACCTTTTCTTGCGGTAAATCTGCTTTTGGTGCGGTGCTTGCGGTAGTTGCGCTACTAATATCAGATGTTTCATGTGGAACATCAGCCGCCTTCTCTGGCAATGGGTCAAGCTTCTGACCTGTCATTGCTTCGCGCAACATATCATCTACGTTGTTGGGTATTTCCATTTTTGTTCTCCTTTTTTGCTTTCATATTTTCAACCATCATTTTTGTTATATTATCTGCATGACTTATAGCATTATCACTATGCGTTCTATCTGTTTCTGACATGTAACGCAGCTTGGCTTCTTCGAGTGAAGCGGTGTGCTCAAGGTATTTGAGTTGCATCTCTTTTTGATCCATCTCAAGTTTAGCTTGCAGCTCTTGCATTTCCATTTGTAGCTTTTGCTTTTCTAGTTCAATCTTTTGTTTCTTGTATTGAGCTTCGGCCATCGCAGCTTGGTCTTGAGCGCTAGGTTGGTGCGCCTCTTGTGGCATCTTTCCGCTTTTACCTGCTTCAATAATTTCAGGCGGTACCAAAGTCTTAAAGCGGTTCCTAAGTTCAAGAGTGTTGGTAAGTGGTAAGTTTTCTGCATACAAGTCGGCAACAAGATTGAATATCTGTGGATTCCCTTGTAATGCAAGGTTAAGTGACTGTAACGCCTCTGCTTTTTGTCCTTCATAGCTTGGACCAGCCTGCAAGCGAACATCAAAGCTTCCTTTTCTGATATCGTTCTTGATGTTCTCACCGTACTCATCCATCTGTTGGTTAACAGTGATATTTTTTTGTCCCTCATCTGGCATCATCAAAGATAAGACACGCTGAGTATCATAAACGCGCGGAATCATTTGATTAACGATTTTACCTCCGGCTGTGATAGCTCGGTTAATAGAGTTGAATGCAACATAAGTAGGATATGAGCCTTGTCGTGTGCGTGCATCTATAGCCGCGCCTGATATCTCATTGCCCTCTTGCCCTAATCGTGAGGGATACATGCCAGTTGATGTGTACATATCTTCAATAGCGCGCTGGTATTGATTGATTAAGCTCATAGGCAGCTCAGGTGGGCGCAATTGCTCTGGCTTCATTCCTGTGGGCGATTCATCGTACATCAGCAACCCTTGAACGGCAGCGGGATTTGTCCAAATCTTTTGGGTTTGCGGGCTTCTAGCGTTTTCTTTTGAGCCTATAAACTGATCCCAGCGGCTAATCTTAAGTAGGTATGCAATTTGTGTCCCGAGATAGTTCAAAAAGCGTTGAGCATCGACAGCATCAGTTATAAATGACCGGCAAATCTGCTTGCCCTCTTTGTCATAGGTGGAATTCTGGTCAACAAAGATAACCGGACAGTCTTCTGCTGGGAATTCACTTTCTTCTAAAATGTAATCTCCGGCCATTTTCTTATGAATGAATACCGATTTCTTGTATTCTCGCTCGTCTTCAATGCGCACAAGCTTACCATCCACATATAACGCCATCCTGTCGTCTTCATTGGGCATCATCTCTATTTCTGGTTCTGGCTGCATCATCTGAGGTTCCATGCCTTCAGGGCCTTCTTGCATCATGCCCATGCCGCCTTGCATCTGTTGAGGCATAATAGCTTGAGGGTTCATACCGTAATCACCCCCTCCCAGCATTGATTGCATAGCTTGCATTTCTTGTTTTTGACGCATCATTTCAATATGTTCACGTGAGGACTCTATAAGCTCATCTAACTCTTGCTGATTGAGTGAATCACCGTTCGTGAGTTTGTATAGCGTGTCAGTTTCGTATGTGCGCTCATAGTCATCGATGATTGTAATAGAGTTATCATCACACCAGCCAAAGCCTAAATCGCCCTGAATAGTTGTTTCAACCGCTGCAGCTATCTCATCATTAGTAGCCATTGCGCGGCCTGCGCTTTCGCCTGATACACTATTTTCTATTTCTTCACCATAGATTTGTTTAAACTTGGCGCGTGTCATGCGTGTGATATAGCCACATCTTTGACCGTCAATCTTGTTAATGTGCTCTGCGCCGATGTCCCAATAACATCTAGTTGCGTCTCTGATTGAACGATAAACGATATCTTGGTCAAAACTCTTATCATGCGTGTAAGCTGTGTCAATTATGAATGCACCAAAGCCGCCTATAAATGCTTGGCTAGCTGCTTGTTGATAGACTGTCTTTGCATCAGTAGACATCATGATATCTTTAACGACAATCTGTCGAAGCTTTGCAACTTCCTCTGTACAATTTGACAAGGGCACTATCTCAATCTGTGGTGTGTTTTGTTGCTGCTCGCCAAGCAGGGTATTAATAAGCGTTGATAGCTTATTGAACTGCAAAGGCACTTTCTTGAAGCTCTTTAGAATGTCTGTTTCTTCTTCATTCCATTGCGTTGCCATCACGAATCTGTGCATGTTGTGGTATTCGTCGACGTTGAACTTAAAGTACGTTTTCCACTTCTCAATAAAGTCTTTGCACTTTTTGACTGTCATCTCATCTTTTCTGGGTTTACTTTTGTCGTCTTTGAAAGATCTCATGTGAACATACCTGCATATGATTCGGGAATGAATGAGGGTTGGTAGTAAGCTTCGTGATTAGCATTCTTGTCTATGAGAGCAATCTTTACAGCGTCATAGCATGTATCGCAAATATCATCCCAGCGATGCGTGTCATTGGCCGTTATTTTCATCATGTGAGTAATACACATATTTGCATGTCTTGCGCCTTCAGTGAAGGTAACAAGCTTGCTTGCTAGCGTGGGTTGCATTTCAAGATATCTAGTAGCCTTTGAGCCGCTTATCTTTGTTCGCTTCACTTCTCTTATCTCTAAGCCGCGCATATCGCTTAACACGCTTATCAGCGTCACACCTGTTGATTTTTTCTCTATCGCTGCAAACAGTGGTTGATTCTTATGCGTCATGCAATCGCCATAAAATGACATGAACTCGTCTTTTAAGTCTTTAGCTTCTACTCTCAATTCAACGCAGTCTAACCAATGAAGGGCTAATCTGTTGGATGTTCGGCTAGTCTCTTTCACATAGTAAAGACCCCAAAAGCTAAATACCGATGCATCGTTGTAGCTCTTTGCAGTTTCTGCCGTATCCGCAGTGATAAAGGTGCATATAAGTTCAGGTTCTTCAGGAAGCTTTAAGAAATAGTTATCTTTGAATAATGCGCCACCAGCCGGAATCGGATTTTGTTGATACTGGGAGGCGAATACGTAGGGATTCTTTTCTTGCTTATCCAGCAATGATGCCAGGCTGTTCACTTCGGGATAGAGCGCATTACCGTTATCATCAATGCCCTTGAGTATTATAGTTTTCCAGGTTCGCTCGTCGTTTCCACTGAGCATATATGCCGGCAAATCGTCTTCATGCAATCGCTGACCAATGAAAATAATTGGTACATTCGGACCTCGTGGGCGCTGTAAGATAGTCTCACGATAATTGTCAATGACGGTTTGCCTAATGGTGTCTGAGTGGACTTCGTCTGGCTTGTGCATGTCATCTAATATAATTGCCCCGGTAAAATGATTGCAGTTTGGCAAGCCAGCGTCTTGCCCCGTAATTGCTCCTGATGAACCAAACGCCTTAACTGAGCCGCCCTGGATAGTCTGGAAGTGGTCTTTTGCTTTGCTATCATGCCTTACCTCTATACCAAACATCGTTTTATAATAAGGGTTTTGAATTATTCTACGAGTGAATTCCGTGTGCTTTGTAGCGAGGGTCTTACCGTAGGAAATATATAGATATTGGCTGTTCTGCCAACGAGCCATCGTCCAGGCAACCCACATGCTGCAAATAGTTGACTTGCCGCTACCAGGAGGAACATTACAAAGAATAGACAAGACTTCCAGGTTAGACGCAAGTGTAAACTCTCTAGCAATGGTAAGAAAATGTGATTCACGGTTTTTAGGATTGCTTATCAAAAAGTCTCTACCCGTAACAAGCGGGAAGAATGTTTTCATAAAAAATAGAAAGTCTGTTAAAAGGCGTGCCTTTAATTGGGCTTGCGCTTCGTTGCCCTCATCACTAAGTCTCGGCATTAATAATCTCTTGCGCCCGATTATTGATTTGTTCTTGGCGGTCTTTCTCTTCTTGTTCTTTTGGGTCGATAACAGCTTTATCATAGCCATGGCAATTTCTCATCATAATATGCCAAACTTTGTCGTTAATTTTTCGTTCTTTGTAAACCGCATCTAATGCAACTTGAGACATTGACGCTTTACTAATTGCTTTGCCGTATTTAACGGCATCAGCAAATGCAGGATATAGTTTTATCCAATCGTAGAACGTTGATTCATGAATTCCGATATCAACAGCAACCTGGCAATCCGTGCGACCACCTTCATATAAAGCGGGAATATATTCATTGATTGCGGGATCGTATTTCTTTTGCCACTTATAAGCGCCTTTAGGGTGCGATAGAACGCTATCTACAAGCGGCCTCGGTCTACTTGGCGGATGCTCACTATTCACTTTTAATCCTTTAATAAGCAGAGAGCGCCCTAAGACGCTCTCGTAACTTTCTTTGCGCTAGGCAAATGTGCAATAGAAAATGATATTAGATCTTTGGACCAACTTGTGTATTTCTGTGTGGCGATTTCATTGAATCACTTGGCTCGCCTGGTTCGCAATATTTTGGTTGCTGTGCAAGTTGTTTATCAACGTGTTTTCCGTACCAAGATGGAACACCATTGTAATGAGTGTCTTGTTTCATTTCCGTGTAGTCATGAACTTGTGAATCTTTCATTTGTTTAATTCCTTGCAAGGATTAAAAGTATTTGCAGTTTTACATTAGCACGCCCAACTTAATTTGTACAATTATTGACCATTTTAGATTTGGAAACTAAACTCATTAACTTAAGCATTTCTCTCTTAAGTATTATATTATGCTTTCTAACTTCTTCGCACTCTTGTCTAAGTAAGTTGTATTCCTGCCTAAAGTTTCTTCTATTTACTATCGTCATATCTTTCATGGGTTAAGTCTCAATTTCGTGTTGGGGGCGAGATTATAACGTAGCTCGATCGTCCACCAAAGTGTCGCCAAACGTCCACGGGTTGTTAATTATGCTATGTGACGATGTTAAATAAAGTTCGATAACATACCGATGACAAGCCCCGTGGTTATTGGCCTCTGACTATTCTGGTGTTAATTGTCTATGTGATGATTGTTAATTGATATCTAAAGATGTCATGTCTGAGCTGATATCTTTAGATATCAACATGGGCGTTTCATCGACAGACGATAAAAAAGACAAACGGACTTGATTTAGTGTTTTACATTGATGTAAAATGATCTTGTTGAATCGTTATCACTTGAGAGGAAATAGAAATGTGGCGAGTTGAATTTATAGATAAAAGTTCTGGTTTTTATACTGACAAACAACTAATAGCATTGACTGAGTTTGGTAAGTTTGAAGAAATAAACAAAATAGAGAGAATATAAAATGAGCAGCTATAATATAAAAGCGCGTCAAGCAATAATTGAATACTTAACTGATATGGGTGGAATTTATAAAAAAGATTTATATTCTTATGGTGATGGAATAGTTTTTGAAACCATAGAAGGTTTAAATTATGATTTATACGAGGACGGATTTTATAAGAATTGCCGCGCATTATATGCCATAGATGGAAATTGCGGCTGCTTAGTAATTGATGAAATAGGAGAGCCGATTGAGTTTGGAAATAATAAAAACTCAGTATATTTCTTGATAAGAAATACTGATTTCATTAAAAAAAGTGAGAACTATCAATGAAAACCTTCTTAACACAATTTGCTCTACTGATGACCATCTGGATGTCAGTAGCTTTAATGGCACTTAGAATGTTGGGGGTTATATGAGTTTAGAAGATGAAATAAACGAAGCAAGCAGTAAACTTTACGATCTTCGCCAGAGAAAAATAAGAATAAAAAGTGACGAACTTGCAATGAAGATAGGCCATGACTGTATATATCGATCTAGATATATTTATTCTAAGATGCCTGAATCAGAAAAAGAATTAATTGAAAAGACTCGAAAAGAGTTTGAAGAAAAACATCAGTTTGAGTATTGCACACCTAGGACATGTTAAAAGGGGTTATATGAACGACTTAGAAATTAAATGGGCATTGTTTGGCATAACATATACCGCATTGATGATAACTTTTGTTGTGGCAATACAGTTAGGGGTTATTTAACGCTTAGCAAATAATCCACCGAAGCAACCGCACTTCTTTTTCTTGACCTCTTTATGCTCTGTGGTTGCTTGAGCTTCTTTTTCATCATCTACCTCGGTCTTAGACTCTGACCAAGATTCATCAGTGTGGGTTGTTTTGTAATGGTGCGATATAGTGGAATCTTTTTTGCTAAGAACCCTCAAAACATCATCGGCTTTAGCTTGGTGATCACTAACTGTTTCGGCGTTGTTCTTAGCTGCAATCTCTACTTTTTCTATCATGGATGCAAAAGCAGTCATAGACATGGTTGAAGTCTCCGCATTGGGTGACAATTTAACTATAGCATGCCTATTTGCAATACTCATCTATCTCTATCATAAAATCATCAATATTGTTAACAACCATGACAGAATAATGAGAACCTAAAGCACGCTGCATAAATTCCTTTTGGACGTTTGACAGCTTATCCTTTTTGGCTTTAACCTCTATGAAGATACCAGGGTCATAGTTATATGTAGCATCAGGCTGCTGGGTAATCCTCACATGGCATAATAGGTAATCAAACGCGCCAGGCAATAGCCCCTCATCTTTAAGCTTCTTACCTTGTTGTGGGCTGCGTTTACCCTCGTTAGGTATATGTATGAAAAGCTTATCAGGGTGTTTGCTTCGCATGTAATCAACTATGGCTTTGCATAGCTGAGAATGCGTGGGGTCTATCGTTTTTGGCTGCTTAGCGCGAGCGACTACCTTGATTGAGTCACCTTTGAATTGTTTTGGCTTAATCTTCTTGTCCATCTTTTTCCAAATGTACATATCTCAAAGAAGGGTCAACACAAGAATATTTACCGCCCTTCTTAAGGATATTCTGATTAATTTTATATATTCTATGTCTCATCGTTATAACAGATTCTTCGGCCTCTACTACCTGATAGTACATGTTTGGATTATCAAATAAAGAGGCCCGAAAAATCACTTTCATTTAATTAACTAATTGGCCTAACGCTTCTTTGGCTTGCTCATCATTAGTCATTTCGGGCTTTGGCGATCTGCCTTCGCGAGGCATTAACTCATCACCCGTTATGTTGCCATTGATTAACGCTAAATGTTTGATGCATTTAATAAGCTCACCTAGCGCCATGTTAGAGTTTTCAATTAAAGAAGGGTCTAACTCAAATTCTATATCATGGTAAATAGTCGCTAATATCTTAGCAGTTTCTTTAATATTCTCATTGGCTTGCAAAATCATTTGTTTAACTGTCATTTTTGTTCCTTTTTACATATTCTACATTTTAACAATGGCATACTCGTATTCTCTTCATTATACCAAATTCCCGTTTGAACATAATCACATTTATGCTCAGGATAAAACAACCTTGTTGCAAAGCGTTTTATCTTATCCAACCTATCTTGGCATGATTTACATGACATGCTTGTGCTTTTCTATAAATTGTACGATTTCATCTACATCCGTAAAATAAATATGCGCTACTCCGTGGTCAACCCTAAAAGCAGGATAACCTTTGTAGTCCGCTGAAATAGTAAACATTTCTTTGCCTTCGTTAATGATTAACTGTGGCTTACCCAGGATAAAATGTTTCTTACGTGTATAGAAATGGTTGTAAATTTGGGTTTTTATGTCAATCATTGTATTCACCTATTTATTCCACCAGCAATACAGTATTGCGCCTAAAATATTTCCTGCAACAGTTAAGAAAAAGCCTACTAACATTCCTTGGTGGTATTCAGTCATAATAATCTACCATTCTTTTTGAAATCATAAAAAGCGGTATTTCCTTCCTGAACTTCACATGAGAAACATCCTCTATTTTGGATTTGAAATCCATCAAAAACACCTATTGGAACGCCATGCTCATTGCATATCCAATCACCAGCTTTTAATACTTTTAACATCTTTTTGTTATTTTCAAGCTCTGCCATATATTTTCTATTATCATTTCTGGCTTTTAAAGCTTTAAGGGCTTTTGATATCCCCATTCTTGTTAAAAATGATTTGGAAAATATTCGAGAGCATACACATTCAGAGGAATCAATTGCAGCGCAATGGCAGTTAATCACTATAACCTTCCCATCCTTTGCTCTTAGGTTTCACATTATCAATCTCCAATGGTCTTGGACCGCCAGTAGGTTCCCGCAATATCTTCACTATCTCTCTTGCTTCTAGCTCAGAGTAATCTATTAGACGCTGGTAATTCTCGTCAGGCGAAAGACTACTATCACATATGGGGTAATATATACCCCTAGCGTTTAAGCGCTCTTTAGCTGCAATAGCTGCCGCTTCTTGCTTAGCAAGCGCATTCGTTGGATCGATATAGGATTTAGTCATAACCTTCCCTCAAAGATCTACTTTCATGAACTATCTTTTCAAGCTCTAATATTGTTGAATTAATATGCGTAAATAAAGGATAGTCAATGTCTTGAGCAATCCCCAAAATAGTCGTCAAATGGTCTTTACATATCCTGGCTTTATTGATGACCGTATTACATTTGTTTTTGCTCATTTCTTTTCCTGACAAGCCTCTTCTTTATTCTCGCATTGTAAAACAGTATAGTAAAACCAGTCAATGACTTGATCTAAACTTTCATCGGGCTGAGAGATCTTTGTAAATGTCTTACCCTCATAAAGTAAATACCACGAATGAAGTTGGTTTGCTTCATGGTATTTATAGAGAAGAGTTTTTATGAGCTTCCTGACAATGGGTTCAAGGTTTGTCATTATCGCTCAACTCCATAATCTTGTCGTAAAACCAATTCACCATGTCAGCCAGCGATTTATCTTTATTGGCTTCGATACTATAAGTTAATTTAGTACACTTCCAATCTAACGAAAAACACATTTCATCTTTCTGATCCCAATCTTTTCTGATATTGGAAATAATAAGTTGCTTAATAATTGCGTCTTTAGTCATTTAAACCTCTCTAGCCTGAGAGTAATAGGCTATACCTTCCTCGATGGAATCCTTCATTAGCTTTCGGTTGCGATCATAGTTTTCTATTTTTTCGGGCTCGGTAAGTTTCGCCCTTATATTTTCATCTGACCATGGGGTAACCTTTTCAAAGGCCCGCTTTTTGCGTTTGTAAAATTCTAGCATTTCTTCAGTTGTCTTTTTAGTCATTTAACAACCCTGATAATGGTATAATGTTCATCAATGTTTCCTATGTCTTAATCCATGCAGCTCTTTCAAAGCCTTCAACCTTTCAGATACCGCCGCCTTTTCAGCCTCTGTTGGCTCCTTGTAGGCTACGTGGTCGTCCCATTCCGCCTCTTTGGGAGAGACGCGCCCCATAGGGCAGGCGTCTTCGACCTCTTTCTGTTCATTGTTCCCAGGCGGACTTGAGCCGTTCTTCGGCGGCTCTTCGCCTGGGGTATGATTGTGTTGCGAATTGACACTTTTGTTAATATTCCAATGTTGTATGGCTATCACAACAGTTGTATTTGATTCCTGCCAACCGTTTTTATAAGTAATGATGTGGCCATCAGCCTCTAAGCGTTTGCAGTGCCTCATGACCGTAGAGCGAGAGATATAAAGCTTCTTGGCTATCGTTGAATGAGCGATGCGGGACGAGCCTTCCTTGTCGCAATTATTGATGATGGTTTCATAAATGAACTTGGTGGTCGGCTTGTATTCAAAGTCTGATATCGATTTTAGACAAGCCTTGTGATGCTCTTTCTTGAGTTCCCTGAATCGATATAAAGGTAGCCGAGTGGGTTTAAATGTTGTTAGATCGCCAACAACCGACGAATGGTAGCATGAAGGGTTGATTGATTGTGCTTGCGATGTGATAATTTGCGCCATAGAAACGGACCTCTTTGGGCGCTCTAAAGATTCACTTTCCACGGGAAATCTTAGGGCGCTGTGATTTAAATTGCCGATACACTAACCGATATTAATTCTTCTTTCCACCACTTCATGATGAATGCTATTCTAAAATTGTCGTTTTAGTTTAAACATCCGCTAATACTGACATAACTAGTTAGCTGAGCGCCTTGCAATCATGCCAATGACCTCATGCGTGGCGCTTAGTTGGCTTTAGACTTTCCCTTCAATGCAAATATATTGAGCATCTATTCTAGATTTTTCATTAGCACGATAAACATTTATGTCCATTGATTCCAGAGTTGACCGAATATCAAAAACTTCTAGCATAATGGGAAGTTCATCAGGATATTGCTTTAGCAGGGCTTGCAGTTCGGCGTTAGTCATCAGAGCATACCGCCTCTGATTCGTTCTCAAGCAAATCTCTATAAATTAAATTAATTTTATGCTCGTAAGTTGCAAGTCGTTTTGCTTTTTTATCGTCAAATAAAGCTGTCTGCAAAATGGATGTTCGCAAACGTCTAAGCACATCTTCTAAATAATAGATTGAGCGCAATCTCGCTTGAGTGCTAATCATTATTCAAGCTCTATAGATAATCTCGGAAAGGAACCGGAGTCGTCAATCACTAATTGATTGAATGTAAAACAACCAAGACCCTCTACGTAGAATTCAATCGGCAGTTCATCGAAATGTTTTTCTAGCATTGTTCTTAGTTCAAAATTAGTTAAATAAGTGACCATATTACGTTCCCAATCTCTCCAATAAAGTGCACAGGCCGTTGGTATTTAAGAACCGGCAATGCAATGCGTGTTCAATTCACTGCAAATTTTACTGTGCAAGACAAAAGGCGCACGCCCGAATCTCACGGACCGTTGGGAAGGACTAACTAACCAACGAATTCTAATGCGCCAAAAAAGAGGCACCAAGGTTTTTATCCTTGCACATGACACCCCACATCAGGGGGCACCTTGGCGGTTTAGACCCGTTAATGCCAAAAAAGAGGGAAAGAGTAGGCGTGTGCCGACGCCTCGTTCTTAAGATGACCTTCCCATGTTAATTCATGACCTTGCTTAGTCGGTCACTCGTTAGAGTGGGCTTTCCCCAGCGGCAGCCTAGGGCATCCTCTTTCCCAAATAAATAGCCCTCACGCTTTAAAAACTCAGTTACCCCTAACGAGTGGTGAAGGCTTAATTCTAATAATAATCTAATGCTAGCTTTTCAAGAAAAAAATAAACCTCATCTAAAGCATTTAAAGCGCCGACTCTATATGCTTTTTTTTCTTCTTCGCTTGCTTCGTTGCCATAAAAATAAGTCATAATGTTTTCTTCGTTAAGGTGCTTTTCTTTAATCGCTTTAACCTTGTCTTGAATCTCGCCAATCATTTGCACTCACACTCTTTTTTAATCTCTGATTGATGCGTCATTGCCCATTCCGCAATTGCCCCAATAGATAAAAGCAAAGCTAAGAACATAAGCGCACAACCAAGCCAAATATAAAATTCCTCTTTCATTTTAGATCTTCAATTATCCCAAGTTTTCTATACAGCTCTATTTTTAACATAATCCATTTCTTGAATATGCTGGAAGCTATCATATTTCCTGCTATATACCCACTTTGCTGGGAAAAACGAAAAGCATCTGCAATTTCGTCATCCGTTTCTTGAATGAGCTGCCTTATATATTCATCACTCATTTTAATTCGTCTTTAATTGTATGATGTATAAAAGTACACAAATGCTTCTTATACTTTTCAGTCGCCGAATCAATTTCTTGCGTGATTATATTAGATATGCGAGCAATCTTTCTATCGCGTTCCATGCGATCGATAGTTTCTTTGCCGCGCATTCTATCAATAAGGGAAATGACCTTGTCCCTAATCATGATTTCTTTCATTTGTCTTCCCCAAATATAAGTCGCTCAAACCACTGAGTAATGTTAAGCCCCTCTGATTCGGCTGTCTTTCTAATGCGCTCATGCTCATTCGGCGTGACTCGAATGTTGATATTCTTGCATTTGGTGCGACACTTGGGCACCTTTTCAGGTCTTTTGTCTCTTTTGATATACATAAATTCTCCTATGGAGGCCATAATAACAGAAATATATTTAATTACAAGTGTTGATTTACGAAAGTGTTTTACATATAATGATTTTGTGAATTGAAATTGAATGACTTTGAATAGAGGTGAATAAATGAGCGCTACTACAGTTAGAAGTATATTAGCCATGATATTAGAGAATAACTTACAGATGGATGATGAGATACATTTTGATTTAACAGAATGCACAAAAGAAATTAACAATGAAGACTGGGAAATTAACTTTGTAGCTACTGAGATTATCCAGCAAATAAATATATTGTCGGGAAATAAAGGAAAAAGATATCTTAAGATGATGTTTGACTTGCAATATAACGGACAAAATGAAAATGATTAAAATTGATGAACATTTCCCATCAAGGAATACCATAAAGGATAGGGTTAAAACATTCTGGAGCAAAGGAAAAGGCGTGGATGGCGTTCACTATAAAATGGCTCATCTGTATGAGTTCGCAGCAAAGATATACGGTTATGAAAACTGGGATACGTTTAGTGCAATACTTGAAAGAAACGATGAAAGACTTGGGAGAATAGAGCCATGACCAAAGACGATCTAATCTGGGAATATGATGAAAATAAATACTACGAACAGGATATCTTCGAGTCAGACGAAGAGCAGCAATATAAAGATGATTGCGCTGAACGTGCCGATGATATGAATCAAGAGAATAGGGGTATTTGGTAATGACTAGCGAAATGATAGTAAATAGTGATGCGATAGAATTACTAGCTGAAATTAAACGTGTACGCGATTATAAAGACACTTTGGCTGAGCAAGAAAAACATCTTGTTCAGCGCCTTTACAATATCGTTTCGGAGCATGAAGAGCTTATCAGTGTGGATGAGCACGGCATCCCAAAGACTGTAGCAACATGGGCTTATGCAAAGGATTCTGAGCGCTTTGATACTAAAACATTTAAAGAAAGCAATCCCGATTTGTATAATGAATATGTTAAAATATCTCCTGGAGCAAGGACACTGAGGATTGCTAAGTGATGAAATTTCCTGAATTGGAAAAGTGGACCATTATATCTAGGGATGATTTAGATCAGATTGTTAAAGCCATTAATGAGCTCATTAAAAAAGGATGGGAATTAAATGGGCCTCTCATTATAAAAGGTGAAGGCCCTTACTATTACTTTCAGGCTATGGCTTTTTACAAATAAGGATTGCCAAGTGACAAAGGATACTGAAGAAATTGAACAATACGACCACTATCTATCGCCAGGCGATAGGGTTGTCTTAACTGAATATGGTTATAAACGAATGAGTTACAATGATGTTCTTAGAAAGTCGGTCACATATAGAGTTGTGGCTGTAGTGAGCAAGAATATATTTAAAGTACGGATGATGACAAAATGAATATAAAGGAAGCAATTATAATGCTTGAAAAGATTAAAAATGATTATGGAAATTTAAACATAGAAGGATATGGACAGAATGACCAATGTATTTTTAGACTTCAAGGTCTGGAAGTGACTCAGTATGATGATTGTGATGAATATTTCGTTCTTCTTGATTGTCATATGGGGTATTAAAATGAGCAATGAATTAACCGTGACAAGCAAAGAACAAGCATTAGCAAAGGTCATTCTTGAGGGCGATCTGAGTAAGTTAAAACCCGACGAAAAGGTAATGTATTACAAGCAAGTCTGTGATTCTGTTGGATTAAATCCATTAACGCAGCCATTAGCGTTTATTCGCTTTCAGGGTAAAGAGGTTTTATATGCTGGCAAGAACTGCACTGAACAGCTAAGGGATTTGCATGGAATATCATTAAAGATCGTAGACAAACAAAAGATTGACGATCTATATATTGTAACCGCTGAGGCCACTAACAGGCATGGCAGGAGCGACTCCGCTACAGGCGCGGTTAACTTGAAAGGCTTGTCAGGGGATAATTTAGCTAACGCGGTGATGAAGGCTGAGACCAAAGCAAAGCGCAGGGTTACGCTATCCATAAGTGGGCTAGGCTTCCTAGATGAATCAGAGACCGATTCTATTCAAGGCGCTGTAAAGCTTAACGTTGACATGGAGACAGGAGAAATATTAGAGACCCCTCAAAGTAATTTGAAAATTGGCTATCAGATGGATAATCCGATTCCATTCCAGCAAGATGCAAAACCCGTTGTCTCTTCATTCCTAACCGAAGACCAAGTTTTTAAACTTAGTGAACTTGTGTTTAAAGCTAAAATGAACTCTAAGGATATTCACGCTAAATATAAAGTGGCTTCTTATAAACAGCTTACCAATGCGCAGGCTAAAGAGATAGCGTCGGAATGCAATACTAGATTAGCGAGCGTGTGATGATTCCAGAACTCACAAAACAATGCATCGATGCTTATGTGAAAGATGGCGTGCCGTTGGGGGATTTCTTAACGGCAGTCATGGCAAATGATTTAATGGAGGCGTTCGGAAGGGCTGATGAAAATAATAGATATCATATGTTTGATATAATTTGCTATGTTTATAATAGATGCCCTTCATTATGTCATGGCAGTTATGAAATCGTAGATGAATGGATAAAGAGAAAAAGAGAAGGACGAGAAAAGGACATTCAAGAATGAAAGTAAACGATGATTTTAACGATAACGCACAAACAACAGAAAAGTGTAATGATTTAACTGCTTCAATATTAGAAGATTTTAAGGAATTCCTTGCTTTTCACACCGAAGGATTGCCGCATTTATTGTGCGGTTTTATCTATCATGAAATAGCTCAAGTTGCCTATGTTGCAGCCATGGTGAATGCTCACGGAATGGCTATAGAAAATATCGAGTATGGCGGCACATCCGACTTAGAGGGATTGCTGAAGGCATACAAGCAAAAATTTGATGATTCAATTACTCTGATGTATGAAGATTATCTTAAAAGAGGGATGAATTGATGGATAAGCAAGAATTTAACGAATTTCATTCTAAGTTAATTGAAATGATAGATGATATATTTGAGCTCCATATTGAAGGGGAATATGCCGATATTAGATCGTCGGTAATAGAAATTGGATGCACCTGTTATATGCTGGGAAGGCAATCAAGGATTAAAAATGAGTGATGATATTCTTGAAACAGAAGAAAAATACATCGTATTGAAAGCATTACAAGCTTTGCATAACCTGAAATACGTAGCAGACCTGGCAATTATGGGCCAAAAGAATACTGATATGCTGGAAATGCTTATTGAAGAAGTGGTTAAAATAAGGAAGGCTTTAAATGAGCGATAGAAAGATAATTGAATATATAGTTGCTGTGCATGGAGAGAGCTATAAATTATCCCGAGAAGTTGAAGAAAGAATTGATGAGGGTTATCAACCAATAGGTGGCATAGCCTTAGCTTTTTTTGGAAAAGATCAAACTATGATGGTCATGCAAGCAATGGTGAAATATGACTCCTGAAGTATGGAAAATCATGTTAGGAATGGGTTCTTGCATCCTTCCTATGATGGTCATTATTATCGTAAGGGACTTTTTGCATACCAAAGCGCTTGATCAAATGTACAACAGAATTGATGAATTAAGAGAAAAACAATATGGAAAAAATGACAACCGATGATGTTTTAGATTGGATAGCCAAAAAAACCGCCGATGTAGCTTTGGAGCTAAATAATCCCTCTCAAATGTTTTTGCATGAAGCGAGGCTCGGAGCGCTTGGTGTCATGGAAGAGCTAAAACATCACATCTTAATGAAAACTAATCCGCATAATCGTGAAGATATTAAAAGAGTGAATGAGAAAAATGGATGACGAAGAATTCTACAAATTAACCCCCGAACAGCAATTGCATGTTTTCGCCGTCGATAATAATCTTTACGAAAGCGCAGCCGAACGATATAAAAAGTTTCTGAAAGATATGAAAAAGAATAAAATAAAATTAGGTGAAACGGTTGACTTTGAATTGGATGAAAAAAATGGGTAAATACTTTTGGCCACTTTGGATATTCGTAATCGGAATGGGAATAATTGCTTTCACGTTAAATGGCTGCTCAAATGAACGTGAAATGGATGAACATTACATGAGATGTATAGTTATAGCAGATGGTGAGGCGTTTTGTAGATGACTCACGCCTCAACGCTTTTACTGCTCTCATTTCTGTTTGGGGCGCTGGCTGTAATCCTTGATCAGAACAAATATAAAATAGCAATGGGGTTAATGATAGCAGCTAAGATATGCCTGTACTTAGGGGCGTTTAGATTTTTATGGTTATTCGAGCTTAGTTTAGAGAAATATTTGGGGATATAAATGAGCGATAATAATTTCAATCCGCCAGGTTACATGGAATCAATGGAATTTTTTAGATTAATATATGGCAAAGGTGGCACTTATTCGGGAAGTAAAGATGTATTAACGATCGAGATAGCACTTAAGGATTTTTTTCAGGAAGGATATAAACGAGGATATGAAAAAGGAATAAATAATGAGCGATAAAACTTTTCTGCAAGAATTGCAGTCAATAAAACATAAAATTGAACTATTGGAAGAAAGCTGGGCCATTAGTGATGACACATCGGAAGATATTGAAGAGATAAAAGAAGATGTTCAGCGCATGATTTCCCAATGCCTTGAAATCCAACTAGCCATGATGAAGCAAGGAAATGTGATAGATGCTAAAGGACGATAACATATATCTTCACGATATGATTAGAACTCTTATAGATGTGGAGATGGCTGTAATGAACGGAAAATATGAAACAGCTTACTACTTACTTGGGCAATTAAAATTTGCCAACATGCCTAATTTCTTTTCAGAAATGAGAGCCAAAGTAGGGCAAAAGCTATTTGAAATTCATGGTGAAAAATCATGACAGATTCCCTTGCGGTCATGTCCCAGAAAG